GGCCTTTGCACGTGTGTTCCACCTTAGCCGGCCCCTCGGGCTCGCTACACGGCCCGCCACGGCCCGCGAATTCCCGGCGCGTCGTTATGGCTTACCCCCGGACTAAGCCCGCCAGCGGCCCGCCTAGCCCGTTTGGAGGGCATTCCCGGGCGTTTTCCTCGTGAAGTCTTAGCCGGCGGGCGACTTCCGTATCACACAACGCGAACGGCCCATCGGCCGGGGTATATATACCGCCGGCCGACCACGGGCTTTACACTGGCGGCGCGTTGGCTCCCCGGGCGGGTTGACATGGGAGCATCTGGCCCGGCTCGCGTGGAGTTCCCCCGGCCGGGGAATAAATGGGAACCTAGACCCGCCGCCCTGCGCAACGCCCCGGTTAGCCGGGCTTTCCCTCGTGGTAAGCGCGGACTACACTCGCGGGCATGGATGCCCTAACGGCAAAGAGCCTTGCGGCGGTTATCGCGGTTGTCGAAGCCGAAAGCGTTGTCCCGCCCGATGAGTTGAAGGGCATGGCGCGTCAGATGTTTTTGGACTTCGCGGCCGTCAATCGCTCGCGCGCGTGGAACGCCTCGCATGCGCGAATCCTCGCGGAATATTGCCGGCTGTGCGTGATGGCCGAAAAGGAAATCGAAGTCCTAGAGCGCGAGGGAATGACCGTCAAGGGCGGCCCTAACCCGCGCTTGCGCTCGCTTCGCGCGTTGAACATGGAGCGGATGCGGCTCGGTAAATTCCTCGGGCTTTCGCTCGTGTCAACCGCGACAAAGCTAAACACGAGCGGCAAGGGGCAATCGGCGGTGCGCGAAGCGGGCGCGGCGTTAGTCGAATCGGCGCGAAGCGATGGCGGGGAATTACTCGCCTAAGAACGGGGGCGACGGCGCGGGCCCTGTCGATTTAGGGCGGCTTGCCGCGAATTTGCCGGCGACCTTACCCGAAGTTGTCGCGAATTCGATCAAGTGCGGCCCGCCGATCAAGTTCCGCAATTGGCGCGCGATCCCGCCCGATGATCGCGAGCTACCCGAGGAATTCCGCCGCACCGAAGCCGAGCGCGCAATGCGCTTTGTCGAATGCTTTTTGAAAATCCCCGATGGCCCGCACGTGGGCGCGCCGATGAAGCTTTTGGAATTTCAGGAGGCGTTGTTTTACCAAGTCGTGGATACCGACATTTGGACAATGCTTTATTCCATGGCGCGCAAGAATGCGAAAACGGCGACCGTCGCGGCGCTCTTACTCGCATATATCGTGGGCCCGCTCGCGCGTCAAAATGATGAAATCGCGAGCGCGGCGAACTCGCGCGAACAGGCGAGCCACGTCTACAAATACGCGGCAAAGATGCTCGCGCTAAATCCCATGCTGGGCCCGCGCTATCGGCTCGTGCCCTCGCAAAAACTGATCTTCGGCACGTCGAAGGAAGTTACCTACAAGTCAATATCAAGTGAAGTCAAAACGGCGCACGGCGGAAACTATCGCCTGATCGTGATGGATGAACTTGGGCAAGTGCGCGGCCCCTCGGACGATTTTTACGATGCGCTCGTGACCGGGCAAGGTGCGCAACTCGACCCGAAGCTAGTCATTATCTCGACGCAAGCGCCATCCGATGCCGCGCTCTTCTCGACGTTGATTGACCACGCTATCGCGAGCGACGCGAAGGATACGGCCGTACACCTTTACGCGGCCGAGGCGGATTGCGCGATGGATGACCCCGAGCAATGGGCGGCGGCGAATCCCGCGCTGCATTACTTCCGAAGCCTCGAAGATATCCAGCGGCAGGCGGCCGATGCGCTCGCGATGCATTCGGCGGCATCGCGCTTTCGTAACTTGGTCCTCAATCAGCGCGTCGCGGCCGAATCGCTCTTTATCGCGCCGGATACGTGGAAGAAAAACAATGGCGCGCCATCAATGGAAGTCGCGAAGCGTTGCGGAATCCAAATCGGCTTGGACCTCTCGCAAAAGACGGACCTTACGGCGGCGGTATGCGCGGCCCGGGATGAGGATGGCGAGCTACACATTTGGACGCATGCGTTTGCGCCGCGCGTTGGGCTCGAAGCCCGGGGCGTGCGGGACAAGGTTCCTTATGGTGAATGGCACCGCGCGGGCTTACTCCACGCGCCCGATGGCGAAGTGGTCGATTACGAAGCCGTGTGTGTGATTTTGCAGCGATGGATAGAGGAAAACGAGCTAACGGTGATCCGTGTTGCATTCGACCGCTGGCGCATTAATGAATTCAAGCGCGCCGCCGAGCGCGCGCACTTCGCCAACGATTGCCCGTGGGTCGAAGTCGGGCAAGGCTTCAAGGATATGAGCCCTCGTGTCGAGTCATTCGAAACCGCGCTATTGCGAAAGCGCGTGCACCACGGTTCGCACCCGGCGCTAAACATGGCGGCATCGTGCGCGGTTGTGGTCACGGACCCGGCCGGCGGGAGGAAGCTGGACAAAACGCGGGCAACGCAACGCATTGACCCGCTAGTAGCCGCGTTGATGGCGTCGCACGAAGTATTGACCGGCGACGAAGTGCTAGCCGATGTTTCCCATTGGATCGCATAGGAGGACCGCACATGTTTTCGCTACTCGTTTATCTACTCGTGGTGTTTATCGTGTTGGGGTTCGTATGGTGGGCCATTGGCGCGCTCGGCATTCCCGAACCGCTCGCGCGTATTGCGCGCGTTCTCGTGATCCTGATTGCGCTCATTTTCGCAATCTATCTCCTGCTATCCATGGTCGGACAGGCGCCGCCGCTGCCCTTGCGCTAGCGCGCACATGGAAACGTGTGCCGTGCACATAAAACCATGTGCCCGGCGCAGCAACCGGGAGCCCGCAATGACCGCGCTTGAAATCGACCGCTACTTCGGACAGACCCCGTGCCTGTGCGGTGATGTGTCCTCGTGGCATTTCGACTGCTACGCGGGCAAGTCGGCAAAGGAAGTCGCGAGCGCGTACCGCCGCGTTTACGCGCGCATTCGTCGGCGCCTCTATCGCGAGCGGCGCACGTGCGCCGTGTGCCTCGTGCACCCGTTCGCGTGCCCGAATCATCGGCCCCGGGCGTGATTTAGCGCATGGACTATACCTGCAAGGCATGGCGGCAAGCGCGGGCCGCCGCCATCAAGCTATGCGGCGCGCGCTGTGCCATGTGCGGCGTGAGCGTTGCCGGCTGGAAGGCGGCGCGCGTGGACCACATCAAGCCCGTGCGCGAGCGGCCGGATTTGGCTTTCGTCCCCACGAACCTGCGCGTGCTATGCGCCACGTGCGACAACCGCCGGCATGCGGAAAAAGGCTCGCGCTCCGTGCCCCGGACCCCTATCGGATTGGACGGCTACCCGGAATAGGTTTATAACCCGCCGTAAGCCGGGCGAACGTTGCGGGTTAGCGCGGCTCACGCGGGGAGGGCCGCCAAATGGACGTGATTACCAAGGCAGGGGCGCAGTCGGGCGACGCCCCGTTTACGTTTGTCCTGTCCGACGAATCCGTAGACCGCATGGGCGATGTAGTCGTGCAAAGCGGAATTTCCCTCGTGGAGTTCCGCAAAAATCCGGTTGCACTGTTCGCGCATCAAGCGAAGTCCCCGATTGGCACGTGGACCAACATCCGCCGCGAGAACAATCAACTGATTGCGGACTTGAAGCTAGCCGCACGCGGAACCTCGCGCGTAATCGATGAATTGCGCTCGCTGATCGAACAAAAGATTTTGCGCGCCGCGTCGATTGGCTTTGGCGTTATCAAGTCGGAACCGCTCGACCCGGAGAAGCCTTACGGCGGGCAACGCTACACGAAAACAGAACTGATGGAGGCATCGCTAGTCGCGGTGCCGGCAAACCCAAACGCGCTAACGCTTGCCCGTTCCCTCTCGGCCGAGGCGCGCGCGTTGTTTTTCGTGGATGAAGCGCAGGGCAATCCGTCCAATGCGCCCGCCACAAGCGCCGCACGTGCGGCAACGCCTCGTGTTGCTGTGACCAAAGGCGTAGCAATGGACAACAAGGGCAAGAGCATTGCGGAAAAGATCAAGGCATTCCGCACGCGGCTGGATGGAATCGACGGCGAAGCCGAAGCCGTGCGCGTCGCGGCCGAAGCCGGCGACGTGATGACCGAGGCGCAGACCGCGCAAGTCGCGGCGCTGACCGAAGAGCGCGGCGTGATCGAAAAGAACCTCGCGAGCCTCGAATCGCTGGAAAAGCTGATCGGGGAACGCGCCGAGCCCGCGACGCACGCGGCAAGCGGTCCCGCGTTCGTGCGCACGCGCGGCAGCGACAAAGAGCCCCCGGGCACGCTGATTACCCGCTCGGCCCTCGTGCACATCATGGCGCACATGCGCCGTAAGGATGTGCAGGAAGTCGCGCGCGAGTTGTATCCCAACGATTCGCGGATGGACGCCATCACGAAAGCGGCCGTGGGGATCGCGGACACGACCACGGCCGGCTGGGCAAAGGAACTCGTGGCGCAGGACGTACAAGGATTCGTGGAGGCCATGGTTCCGCTGTCGGCTTATGCGGCGCTCGCATCGCGCGGGCTGGTGCTGGACTTCGGCACTTACGGGACGATTTCGATTCCGTACCGCGCCGGCACGAATCAGGACGTGGCCGGTGCCTTCGTGGGCGAGAACGGCGTTATCCCGGTGAAGCGCACCACGTTGGGCGCAAACGTGATGGCCCGCTACAAAATGGGCGTTATCACGACGATCACGAAAGAACTCTCGCGGTCCTCGACCCCGCAGGCGGAAACGCTGTTGCGTCGGTTCATGGCCGACGATACGGCCGTCACACTCGATAAGACTTTCCTCGACAACATCGCGGCCGTGCCGGGCGTGCGACCCGCCGGCATCCTGAATGGCGTCAACCCGCTGTCCGCGCAAAGCGGCGCGGGCTCGGCCGTGGATAAGGCAATCATCGATTTGAAGGCGATGGTTAACGCCTTGATCGCGGCGGGGAACGGCGTGCGCCCCGTGTTCCTGATGAATACGGCGCAGAAACTTTCCCTCGGGCTCATGTATTCCGGCGGCATTTTCCTGTTCCGCGATGAACTCGCGCAAGGCCGACTGCTGGGCGTGGAAGTCGTGGCGTCAAACAACATCGCCCCGGCGGATATCATCCTCGTGGACGCGGCGCACTTCGCAACCGGGCTCGGTACGCCCGAATACGATGTGAGCGATACCGCAACGCTTGTGATGGCCGACGCGGGCGCGGCGGCGCCGACGAATGCCACGCTCGCGGCCGACCCGACCGCCATCGGCACGCCCGAGCAAGTCCCGCCGGACGGGGGCTTGAAGGTGTCGAGTGCCGCGCAGGCAGCGGCCGGCAAGGCGGGCGAAGGCGCGAGCGCGGTTTCCATGTTCCAGCAATGGACCATCGCGCTTCGGACCGTGTTGCCGGTTAGCTGGGGCATGATGCGCGCGGGCAGCGTGCAACACATGCCCAACGTGACGTGGTGAACGGGCATGGC